ATATGCTTTACTTGAATTAAAAGCAGGGCTCCTGGAAACCGAGTTCCGGTTAAGTTTTAATCAATTTATCCGAGCTATATGCCGATTTAAAGGTATTAAGCCACAGAATATTATTCAGACATGGACACGCACTATGATTCGTAACGATGCCGAACTAGTGGATATGTGTTCTAAGTCGAAGGGCATTATTTCGGATAAAACCATTCTTAAGTCACATCCATTTGTGGAAGATGTGGAAGCGGAAGAAGAACAGCTGGCTAAGGAGAAAGAAGCAGAGTTATCATCGTATGATTTTAATAACACGGGAGGTGAAGATAATGGAAACGCTTAAAGCTTACATCGAGACATTCAATGAAGATGCACCGGTGAAACTCTTGTATGAAGTTTACGGTACGACTAGTGAAGTCAAATCGGTATTGCAGTATTGCGTATCATCCTACAAAACAGCTGTAGAGGTAATGAAAGAGGAAAAGGTATATCCTGAACCTGAACCTGAAGTCGAGTTGCCGGAAGAAACCGTTGAACCGGTAGAAGAAGTAAAAGTTGAAGAAAAACCTAAAACTACAAAACGAACAGTCAAAGTGAAATAGTAATATTTCGCTGTTTTAATTGTCTCGAGGCAGGTAACCTCGGTAAAAACCGGAAAGGACAACAATGGAAGAATTGTTAAAACAATTAGGAATTACTGAAGATAAAGCAGAAGCGGCGACGGCTACTATTAAGGCATATCTCGACGGGGAATACGTGCCAAAAGGACGCTTTAACGAAGTAAACACCGCAAAAAAAGCTTTGGAAGAACAGTTAACAGTCCGCAATAAAGAAATGAAAGCATTACAAAAACAAGCGGAAGGTGCTAAGGATGTAGAAGGTTTGCAAAAGCAAATCAGCGAATTAACCGAGAAGCAGAAGACCGACCAAGTGGAATATGAGTCTCAGCTCAAAAAGTTAAAGCTCGATAATGCCATTGCCTTACAAATTGCAGATAAAGCACAGGACGTTGACATTGTTAGTGGTTTGATTA